ACTTATATACTGTCTGAATCTGTTTTTCATATTTTTAAATCAGTCAGCAATCAGTCAGGGAGATAACCGTGTTCGAGATATCGAAAAGTTTGATCGTAAGAGCGGCTAGAGAAGCAATAGCCCTCGGTGCATCAGAGAATGATGTTATCGATGCGTTGCAGTCTGCTAAGTCGGTAATACTTTCTGACAGTGAAGTGAAAAAGTATGCAGCCACAATAACTTTTATAGAGTCATGGTTGTCTGGTTGCACAGATCGTATTGCGGGCGAGATTGTGCCATCGTCGGTTTTATATAACAGCTACCAGAATTTCGGTGGGATGCTTACGAAGCAAGCCTTCGGTCGCATGTTGAGTTTTCATGGGTTCATTCGTAAAACAAAGGCTGATGGTAGCTATTGGTTTGGTCTGAGACTTAAAGGTCAGTCTGTCGAAGCCGATCTTGACAACTGGATCGGCGAGCAGTGCGTGATTGATCTGCGTGCATCGCTTTCTTCGAAAGACCTGCATGCTTCATACATTACATGGACGAAACTCGCGCCGATCAGCAAACAGAGGTTCAACGGATTGCTTGCTGATCGCGGATATGTCAAGCAAGGTTTTATATGGCGAGGTCTTACAACCAAGGCGGCGCTGGTTACTGCGCGGCAACAATTACAGGAGCTACAAAAATGAAAAATGGAATTGGAATTCGTGCAACGGATAAATCTAGCATTGCCTTCGATATACCCGAGGCTGGACGTACCATCGAGATGGAGATCGAGGAAGCAGTCCGTTTCGCTGCATCTATTGGGGAAGTATGTGCTGTTGCAGCGGCACAAAAAGGAATGGCCCTCATTATCGATCAGGGAGGTGAGCCGAGGCTTGTCCATGAGTCGGTGATGAGGGCCATTGAGGATGGGATGGATGTGGTGCTTGGCGGCGAGGTACTCAGAGCGTCTCGGGGAGAGGCTGAATCCTGACGGTGTAGCCGAGAGCCTTGATGTCTTCGATCTGGCCCGTGGTGAGCGTCTCCTGACGGCACAGCTTGGCAAACAGCAGCGCCTTCGGGCAGATCGGATAGATCAGGGTCCGGCCGTACTTGCGTTCGATCTTGATGGTGATTTCCATTATTGCTCCAGTTTGATTGATGCGCGAGCACGTGCCCGCCAGTCGTCGTTCATGGCGATACCTGCAGCGTCATAGCCGTAACGGTTTGGTTTGTCCTGTCCTACGATTTCGAACAGGATGCGTTCCATCCGGTTAGCTTGTTCCAGACGGTCAGCAGTGGCTGTGCATTCGGCAGGGGTGAAGTCACCACCACCGATGTGCGCGCCAGTACCTGTTGATGCTGCGTGTCTCAGGTTGGCTAGCATAGTCATTGCTCCAGTGCGCAGAGGGCGGCCTGCATCTTCGTCAGATACGGGCCGTAAGCGCCGGTACTGTTTGACCAGTACCAGCCGTTGTGTTCCAGCACCAGACGGATGCCGAGCTTCCGGCACCGCCTGACGAGCGTGGCGAGAGCGCTCATGATGACCAGAAGACGCCGATGCTGGCTGCTGCATCCGGCAGGACGTCTTTCTTCCAGTGCGCGTTGCCGTGTTGCTCGGTACAGGCCGCCAGTAGCTTATCGACCTTGCGCTGCGATGCGTCGGACAGCTTGAGCAGCATGCCGCCGCGTGCAGCGCGGAGCGTGACGGGGATCGCCTTGTAGAGCGTCTCGGTGTAGGTCGTGACGTCGTCGGGGTCCGTGATGATGGCAACGGGCTTGACCCCGTACTGCCAACTCGGGCGGCCGGCATCACCGGGCGTGAAGGTGCGGCGACCGGCGATTGCCAGATCGATCGCTTCCCACACGGCGACACCGCCACGGTCTGCAATCCAGACCAGCATGCGGTCGCGTTCTTCCTTGAGGACTTCGATTTTCATAGCGGTACATCTCCTTTCTGATCGTCGTAACGGTAATTGACAGGTTCATCGGACTCGATGACGTCCCATCCGATTGGCATGGTCCAACGCTGGAAGCGCGCCTCGGCCGAGAGTTCCGCCTCGCGGCGGGTGGCAAAGGCTTGTGCGTTGGTGCCGAGTTCTTCCTGACCGGCAAACTTGAAGCCCGGCTTGTATGATGTGGTCATGACACCTCCCTGTCATACAGTGCCTCGATCTCGGGCAGCGGCTGCGACCAACTCCAGTCCGCCTGATCGTAGCCGGGCAGGGTGCGGAACGCGGCTCCGAGTATCCAGTCAAGCTGGCGCGCGGCCAGCGTGCTGCGCCAGTCGTCCGTCTCGCAGGACTGGTAGTCGAGCGATTGCACCAGCTTGATGATCTGGACCGGAAATGACGGATGGATTCCGTGCGTGATGAAGTGCGCCGCATAGATCGCGGCAGCTTCCTCGATGTCGGCGTTGCACAGGCCGGGACCGGGTAGGTCACCGTCCTTGCAGTCCGGATAGCGGTGCGTGACCGAGCGGATGTTCTCGCGGGCCAGTCCCTTGGCGACACGTTGCGCGGTGTCGATGCGCGCTGCGAGGTTCTTTTCGCGGGTGTGTTGCCATTCATAGACGGCACAGTCCTGCTGTACCGCATAGGCGGCAAGGATGCCGATGTGTTCAGGGTTGCAGATGTATGCTGACATTATGCTTCCTCCATAAAGACATGGACGACGGTATTGCCGCCATGTATGTGTGCGGTGCCGACGTAGTAGCCGGACACCTCCTGTCCCGTCGAGGCGCAGTTGAATGCGACACGGCGAGACACGTCGCGGTGGTCTTTGGTTACCAGCCAGATCGACACGTGTTCGTTCTGTTCATGGACGCAGACGATGCGCGCGTCTGCTGGTATCGACAGGACCGTGCGCGGTGCTTTGTCCAGCCAGTATTTCAGGACTCTTGACATACGTTTAATCTCCTATGGTGTAGTAAGCCTGCATATCGTCACCGACGTACAGCCGGTCGGTGTTCCCTTCCCGCATGTCACCGCTGATAAATTGTATGAATAAAGCATTTACCTCACAGTCGGTCCATGCGGCAATCTCGTCGTCGGTCCATGCGCCGAATCCGCTGACGTATTCGCAGAACGCTTCGCGCTTTTCGTCGGTGTCGAGCATGTTGTAATCGGGCGCATCGTCCAGTGCCGCCTGCCACGTGCTCGGGCCTGCGTCCTGTCCGATCTCTGCCACGCTGGCGCTGTAGTCCATCGGGGCGGCTTCGCGGTAAAACCGCGTGATGTTGATGTCCATGATTAACGGACCTCGACCGACGAGACGAACTGATAGCCGGCGTCGCGCAACTCGCGGACGGTAGGTGTTGCATCCTCGAAGGTGTCGAAGACGCGAGCCTGATCGCGACGTGAGTAGCAGCCGAACAGCCGGCTGTAGTAGATATCAGCCGACATGTTCGGCTGTTCTGTTTTACTGCGTTCGGTGATTATGACGTATGGCATATAGCCTCCTTTTTGGTTGGTTGGTTGGTACTGAGTAGCCGCCTGTCACGCGGCTAAACGCTACTAACCCTGCATCAGTGCGCCGGCCTGACGCTCCATCTCGACACGGGCGTCCTGATGCTGGATGCCACGGGCCTGCGCGGTCATCGCTGTGATGACGTCCCAACGGCTCTCGATCGGGCGACCCTCTTCGGCGTAATGCACTGCCTGCAGCGAGTCGGTGATCTTGCGGCTGAACCGCTTGGCGAGCCATTCATTCACGTCGTTGCCGAGCTTGTCGCTGCGTGCATCCTCGATCGCGGCGATGACGCTGCCGGTGCTGCTGCGGCTGTAGGCTTCGAGGGCCGGTGCCACTTCGTGAATCCACTTGTCCGGTGCGCTGGCGGTGTGGCGAATGCGTACCTCCTGAAACTCCTGCGCGCCCCACACGATGCGGTTGCAGCAGACATAGTCAAACAGGAAAGACGCCATGCCGAAGGTCTGGCTGCCGACCTCCGAGTTCCAGAAGAAGAACCCGCGCGCCAAGCTGCCGGACTCGCCGTTGCGGCGATTGGGCAGTTCGATGCGGTGCTGTTCGTCGGCGAGGAACACGAACATGTCGCGGTCACCTGCGAACAGCGTGGTGTTCTCCTTGGTCACTTCGACCGCCTTGCCGAACTCGCCCGGAACGCGGAAGTCACCCGTGATGCCGTCGCCGAAGTGATTGACCAGCGAGCGGGTGATGTCGTCGTTCCAGATGCGGCCGTAGCGCGGGCCGGTGGCAGCCTTGAGGACGCTGTCGCCATTTTTGTAGAGCAGGACACCGACATCCTCGATGTTGCGCTTGAACTGCAGACCGTAGTTGATGCAGTCGGCAGCCACGGGGCTGGGCAGGGTGCGCAGGTAGCCGGCCGGGGCTTCAGCCAGTTGCGCCAGTTGCCCGAAGGCCCAATTGGTCGGCGCGTAACCGTTGCCGAGCAGACCCTTGTTGTCCTCGTCCGGGATGGCGGTCAGGCGGCGCGAGGAAACGACGACCTCACGGGACTGGTTGCGCTGCTGGTCGAAGTGATCCTGCATATCGATCAGGCTGGTGAAACGCTCGTCGGCGGGACGGGATGCCCATTGGGCAGATGCTTGCATGAGTGTTGCCATTTGATGCTCTCCTATGCGACGTATCCGGTCGCTACGGGTAGCTGGTGTCCGACCAGCGGCGGTTGCGTTACAGCCGGCTGTCACCCGGCTGTGGCTGCTACTCTTAACGGTGGCAAAGACCCTGTTCGATCAGGCTGGCGGCGGTGCGTCCGTAGAACCCTTGCAGGGTCCATGCGTCACCGCAATCGATCAGGAATTGGAAGGCTTCGATGATTTCATCTTCGGTGTGCTCTTGACCGTCGAAGCCTTCGATGGCGGCACATGCGTCGTAGCTGGTCATGCTGTTTTCTCCTTTGGTGAGTGATACAGGGCAGCGTCCGCTTGCGCAGGCGCTGCAATATGTCACTTGCGTTTTGGTAAGAGCCATTGTCACGACATGTGGATTCGTATCACCGCAAGCGGGTATCGCCAACCATGCGTCTGGTGTCTTACCGGGCGGCCTTTGCGGCCTGATTTGTAGAGCGCCTTGCACGTGCTGCTGGTGGTCCCTTGCGGCGCTTGATGCATCCAACTGAAGCCATAATACAGACCTTCATTGGAGGCGTCAAGGGGAATTTGACATCCTTCCAATCTTTATGCACGCTATCAATACCGTCAAATCGATTGGAGAAAGCTATGGATGCCATTTGCATCAAGGTCTGTGTAACTCCTCAAGGCATCATGGTTTCGAGCGAACCGCTCACTGAACAGCCGCAAGGCGAGCCGGTCGGATCGATCGATGAGGCGCTGGAGAAAGTTCGTGCAATGGCGGGCGGTGAAATGGGCGGCGAGCAAGGCGGCATGATGCAGCCGGGCGGCGAGCAGCAGGCCGAGCAGGACTTCACGGCGGGCTTCGCGTAACGTCATGGGTATCTGGCATTCCCGCGAGCACCAAGCAGGAATGATCGCGCTGATCTGTCAGGCGCTGCGCGAGGGATTGACTGCGACCAAGGCATGCCAAATGCATGGACTGGATTTCTCCACCATGCGCCTGTGGTGCTCCAAGGATGACGAGTTTGAAGCCCAATACATGGCAGCCCGCGAGGCGCTGTACGAGCATTGGGAAGAGGACATCATCAACATATCCGACGACCAGCACGAAGGTACTATCCGTCGCACCAAGTTGATGGGCACCGAGATCGAGACGCGCGACATGATTGATCACCGCCGGCTGCGCATCCAGACCCGTCAGTGGCTGCTGTCCAAGCTGCGGCCCAAGCAGTACGGCGACAAGATGGCGCTCGGTGGCGCTGATGACCTGCCACCCATCCAGAGCAAGGCGGACGTGACGCTGACGCCCGAGGATGCCTACAAACAGATGATCGGGATCGGCAATGGGCGCACCTGAGACACCGTTCGTTTTCGACTGGAAGAACCCCGATTACGATCCGGTGTTTCTGTCACGTATCGCTGCTATTGAGAGACTGCGTGCGAAGCCTGAATTACTGCCGTCGATCGAAGCGTATTACAGAGACAATCCCGTCGCGTTTATAAATGACGCCGGGGTCACGTTCGATCCGCGTAATGCCGAGATCGGCAAGCCAACGATGGTGCCGTTCCTTCTGTTCCCAAAGCAGGTCGAGTTTATCGAGTGGCTTCTCGCCAAGTGGCGCGGCCGGTCCGATGGACTGGCCGAGAAGTCCCG